GTGTCTATGTATCACCGGACGGTAGAACTACCTTCCAGCGCTTGGAGTATTACTACTCAGTATACTCAGCGCAAAACGATCGGAAACGAACTGCCCCTCGCGGTCAAGCTTCTCCGCCCACAAACCTACGACATCAGTCAAAGGAGTGCGCTTAGAGAACTGGCGGACCGAAGGAGGGGGGAGTTTGAGTTTCCCTGGTTTCATTGCAATTGGCGTACAAGGCCGATATTTTCCCCCAAGCGCCCAGTAAAGACGGTGAGTCTCCTCGGAGACAAACCGGTTTACTTGACGGTTGGAAATGAACGTATATCCGGGCGGTGGAGCCTGAGTCACATAAGCTGGCAGGCCAGCAGACATGACGCCAAGTCGACCCTCCACTGCCATACGGTCATTCCGGTACTGCCGCGGGTCGGCAGGTGCGAAGAAAATATCGACACGAGTACAATACTTTGCGGGGTGATGCCCATCGTAGATGAGCCCGAAGAGCTGCGCGCGTACGACCTTTGGTATCGAACGCATCCCCTTGCTGGGATGTCCGAGCCCCCCGAGAGCAACTGGGAGCTCCGGCGGACGCAAAAGTCGACGCGCCTTGGCGCGCGCATTCTTCACCAGGACACGTGCAACACGCCTCAGGGATTTCCACTGAGGTTCGTAGTAGTCTCCACGTTCCATCACCCCACTACCGTCACGCATGTATTGCTTGAGAGGATACGGATTAAAGAAGTCGGGAACACATCCGACACCTTCCCCAACAGACAACGCAAAGGTCTCACAAAAGGTGAAACCGCGCGTGCCAAAGAAGGATTTCTTCTCATGCAATCCACTACCTACGGCCTCGACTCGAGACCTGTAGGCGCCGATCCTGTTGGGCGGTGTCGCCGAGACAACATCATCTCCCATGATGTGTGTCTTGGGCCCGAGCACCTCACACGCCCAGCCGTTAATCAGAGACAAAACCGTGAAGCTCAATGGTGTTCCCATCAAGCAACCACGCATCATTGGCACCAGGGCAAAGGCCCTGTCCTGATTATCGACCCAGTTTCGGTTAACCACCAGCGTACGTCCTTCTTCGGTGAGGTCGCTAATGCGGTATCTCACATGATGCAGTCGACTTCCGACGCCCAGCGACTCGGAAGCAAGCCTACAAAGGGTGGGTGCCAACCCAGCCTTTTCAAGACCGCGGATAACGGCCCTGATTGCATCATGAGAGAAACCGTCAGTAGCTTTTGTCAAGTCGGCGCTAAGCCAACCCTCACCTGGCTCGAGACAGAGTTGTTTAAGTCTTCCTTCCTTAACGGCAATCTCGAAAGATTGCAGCCTCGGATCCAACTTCCGGAGCACGGGAAAGACCCGCCTACGAACTCTGTCACCAGCCGTGAAGACGGAACCTGGTGGGACGGTAATGATCCTAACCTTATAGCCCTGCTCTCCGATGGCTGCTGCCTGGTGGACGAAACCATCAGCAGAATCGTACTGGTCTATCCGCGACTCGAATTCCTCCAAAGAAAGCAGTGTTCCCAAACACTGCACGAATTCGGGATAACGACGGGGTCGACCAGCACGAGTACCATCCAGGATCTTGAGCAGTCTGTTATAAGTAGACGCAGCACAGGCCGGTGGGCCTCCTGGGAATCCCTTCTTAAGCAACATCTTCCATCGGAATCGAACCTTCGGATGTTCGAACCGATCGGCGATGTCACCGTCATAATGACCGAAGACCTCCCCGAATCGCGACTGACACTTACGTCTCAGCCACTCATCGTACCCACCGTTCTTACCTGTGACGCCTACAACAGAGTTCTTGCTAGTAGGAAGGGTCGCAAAGTATTTCTTTCTCAAACCCTTATTACCGAACCGTGTAGCTACATACTGCTCCAAGAGATCGCATTGGCGATCACTAGTATGTGTCGGTTCGGAAAGGTTGACAAGGTGCTTCGTATACGCCTCAACGGTTGCCCGTCGCGAGGGTTTTGGGAGAGCACGCGCAAACCTCGTGAAGGCGAGGATGCGGCGGTTCTCGACCCGCGCGATGGACCTGAGCCACCGTTGAAGCCTATAGGGTACTCCTACAACGTAACTGACTTCCCGCCGGGTCAAAGCAAGATCCCGGAGGCTAACTGCGAGCTCCTTCAAGCAAGCAGTAAGCCAGTCAATTCCGCGAGGACCGCACTTAGTTACCCAAGCACGGAATACCCAACAGCCACCTTGTTGAGAAAGACCAGAGGCAACGAAACCAG